CCTTTGCAGTCTTAAATTTTTCACCATCCAGATATTTTGAAAGAAATTCTTTTAATGAAGCTGCTTTGTTCTCAGCAACTTTTTGACGTGCTGCAAGGTTATCTTTTTCTTCTTTTAAGGCTTTTGCATCTGACAGAAGATTTTTAATCCAACAACCGATACCCTCAATCTTCTGATCTCTTTCTATCTGAAGAGCAGAAAGCCTCTCAACATCAATGATTTCTCCTGTTTCCATGTCTACACAATCCATAATTGCGTTATCAATTTCGTACAATTTCATTATCTTTTCTCCTCTCTTTTAAAGAAACAATACAATGTATCCGTCTCATGACATTCGATATGATCCAGAGACATATCACAGTTTTCATAATCCAAAATGTGATCCCCTCTGGACTGAAGCTCTCTGAGCAATTCGTTAATGCATTCTGCTATCTCCAGACTGGGAAGAAGCTTCATAATTGCTATCTGTTTACTCATTTGGACACTTCCCATCTATTAGAAGTTCCAGTAAGAAAGCTTTGATTTTACTAAGCTTTTCACGACTTTCTTTCTCGTAAAATGGATTAAAAGATACATCCTGATATAAATCCCATTTAAATTTGTCTTTGGGAAGGCAAATATCTTCCTGCCTTTTGAGTCCAAATACGCTCATGTCATAAAATGAATAATTGAATGTGGCACTTGCTGTCGGAACTTCATTATGAACTCTTTTACAAAGTTCATAAATTTCATCAATCTCTTTCTCAAACATCTTCTTATCCTCCTTATTTCCTACTGCCAGTCTGTTTCCATCTGGCGCACCGCCCATGCTGCCGAGATACCGAAAAAGATGTTCAGCCAGATGGGTATATCCACATATTTCCCGGCAAGCATACAAACAGCAATTAGCATATACTCTTTCATTTTATTTCATTTCTCCTGCAATCCACGCAAGGTTGCTTGCCACCAGTGCGGCGGTTGTTACAATCCATGCTGTGAACCATTTCCTTGATTTCTTCTTGCTTTCCTCGACAATTTCAGTCGCAAGTGCTACGTCGATGTCAGCCCATGTAAGCTGGCTTTCGTTTCTAATTTCACTCATATCGTGCTAATTTCTCCTAATTTTTTCTTATTTGTCTTTACAATTAGCAGATAGAGAACTATAATGTATCTATCCACTAAGGTACTTTAGTGGGTGCAAAGCTCCGGAGTGGAGGCGTCATCTCCCTCCGGGGCACCTACTTATTAAGAGCAGCTTTGCCTTTCCAGACATGACCAGTTACTTCATAGACTTTCCTAGGGCTTATGATGTATGTGATTCGTCCACCGGAAAGGCTTTTTGCTGGCTTGTTATTCTGCACAGCCACACCAATTGGCAACCATCCATACACAATCCCTGCCCGGATTGCTGTAACAGGAAGTCCGATCAATTGGCTCGCGTCGGCTACGGTCAGAATTTCTGACGAGAACTCCGGCATCTGCGGAATGCCTGATATGATTCTCGCAACCTCTGCGGCGAACTGATGAACTTCTGCATTTTCTTTGATGTAAGTATCAACTTCGCTCATTTCATGCTCCTTTCTTGTTTTCTTTTTAGAAAAAACTTTCTGTCTTCCCGTCAACCTATTGTATTTCCTTTCCTCTCTACCTATAATGCATTTGCAGGCACTGACATGCCGAGTATAACGAAAGGGGGAATTATATGGTTGAAACAATTACACGACTGTATCATTGCCACAAGATTCACAAACACGTGACTGTTTATGAAGAGTATGAGGTTTCTGATAGCGGTCGCCACCTACTGCGGTGCTCATGTCCATATCATCAATACACGGAAATGAAGCCGCGCTGTGATGGGTATAATGACCATGGTTTTCAATGTGGTTATGCAAAAAATCAATAACCAGGCTCACTAACTCATCTGGTCGCTCACTTGGCGATAGGTAACAGTAAAGCCGTAGGTCACATTTGCAACAGTCTCCATCAGATTCTTTGCAGTGCTGGCTGACGGCTTTATTAAATTGTAATGCGTCCATTTATACTCCTTTCTGCTCTGGAATTTTCGGTTCAAGAAACCTATCTGTTTTATCAGGATTCTTGTATTTTGCGATTGTTTCTCCAACCCCAAGAAAATATCCCTTGTCAAACTCTGACATATTGGGAACTGCCTTGACTATTGATTCGAGAATCTTCTTTTCTTTCTCAGACAATATATTCACTCCTTTCTTACACGTTTTGATTCTTCAAAAGCAACTAAGTCACTTTCTGACGCTCTGTAACCAGAGCCGTTCAGATTGATTGCCGGAAGCTGTTTATTCCGTATCCATCTCCACACGGTAGGAACTTTTACGTTATATCTCTGAGCGATTTCTTCGCAAGTGTAAAGACGTTCCAAAAAATCACCTCCTACTTATTTTTAGTTGCGTTTACCACTTATTTGTGTTATCCTAGTTAACGCCTATTGGCAAAGGAAAGGAGTGGTTATCATGACCCAACTTTTGAATTTGCCTGTTCCCTTTGCTTTTAATCCGTCCGTACTGATACCTCGACAGTCAAAACAGGTCAAAGACGGCTCTGATTGTTTTGTCAGCGATTAGGCATGTTGCAGAACCAAGACTGCGAAAGTGACAAGGTGCTTCAAGAAGCATTTGGTCTCGTCAGATGCGGCATCAGCCTGCAAAGTACATAGGGTAAACAAATTTGGCAAAGAGCTGTTAGGGACGAGACCCCTAGCAGTTTCTTTTTATCTAATAGAAGTCTTGCTTCTATCAGATTGTGGTAAACGCTCAAGGCTTTGTATTACCTTGTATTATTATAATATCTCACTCAGATAGATTTGTCAAGCATAAATCTCACAAAAAATTTGACAGAGTTAGATTTTTGTGCTACTATATACTTGCAGTTAAGAATAGGAGGTGAAAAGAGTGAATACCAGGATTCAGCAAATAAGAAAGACTGCGAAGATGACTCAGGATGAGTTCGCCGAGAAAATCGGGGTATCTAAGAACTTTGTTTGGATGATAGAAAAAGGAGAAAGAGTTCCATCAGATCGAACTGTCAAGGATATCTGTAGGGAATTCAAAGTCAACTACGAATGGCTGACTAAGGGAACAGGTGATATGTTCATCCAGAATAAAAGAAAATCTGAGATTGCGGATTTCGTTGGTTCTGTCTTGAATGGCGAAGCAGACAGCTTCAAGGTGCGATTGGTAGAAATACTTGCTAATCTAAATGAATCAGAGTGGGAAACTCTCCAGAAACTTGCTAATGCTTTGGCAGATAAGAAAGAAGAGTAAAAAGATGGGGACAGGATGTAACTCCTGCCCCTTTTCTTTATTTCAGTCCTAGAAATGATATTATAAATCTAAATATTGTATATAATTGGTCATGGTCTGCTTTTTCTATCATCTCAATAATTTCCTTCTTATAATCCATAAATAATCCTCCCTGTCACAACTACCACCTACACTACAGTATATGTCCGGCTGCGGGAAATAGAACCGAACATTAGTTCGCTTTTGCTATTATACCACCTATTCCGACTCTTGGCAACTGCCAATGATATACATGGATTTTCACCATTTCATACACAAACTTTGTAATCTCAAAGAAAATTATGCTTTCGTAGAAGAAAAATGCGAGATCGCAAACTTTTCCGCTGCCATTGTCTGTATGCGGATACTTCTGGATAGAATGTTCCTGGCATACTGTATACGAATGAACTATCTGCATATCTTTCTGATTATTATTGTTGGAAATTATCTTTTGTGGGGTATGTACAAGACTAAACACCTTATAGATCAGCAAGAGAAGTACAAAGCACTTAAAACATTTCTTTTTCATCTAAATCACTCTATTTCGTTCTAAATCTTTACAATATGTTCTTAAAATGATAAAATAAAAATACCACATATAACCGCACTTTACATAATATCGCAAAATCAGCGGTACAAAATACATAATCCGCATGAAAAGTGCGGAGCGTGGCGAATAAAGCTATTAGGAGGAGCAATTCTATGAGTAAGAAAAAAGGTGGAAAACTTAAATGGGTAGTTTTGGCAGTTGTTGCCGTTGGTGTTATTGGTGCCGTTGGTGGAAATTCGGATTCAAGCACCACATCTTCTTCCGGCACATCCGCAAAGACAGAATCTGCAAAAGAAGCTGATACACCTGCGCCAATTGAATACACATCCGTATCAGTCAATGATATGATGTCCGATCTTGATAGTAATGCAATGGGTGCATCTGATAAATACAAAGGCAAATATCTTGAGATTACTGGAAAACTCAGTAACATTGACGCGGCTGGAAAATATATTGATCTTATGGCTGATGGAGATTTTGAGATTATTGGAGTCCAGTGTTACATCAAAAGTGACGACCAAAAATCCAAAATAGCATCCATGTCAAAGGGCGACACTGTTACTTTAAAAGGAAAATGTACAGACGTTGGAGAAGTTCTTGGATATTCTCTTGACATTGAAGAAATAGAATAAAAATAAAAAACCGCCCCGGCATTGGCGTACCGGGACGGCGTTTATACATCTCCGAAGAAATGTATGCTGGCAAAACATATTGTATCATCTTCGGAGCAGTCGAACAAGACAGAAAATTTGTTCGGCTGTTATTTTTATACTCAATCAACCGTTTAAAGAAAAGAGGAATAAAAATGGCGAAGAAAAGAAAAAAATATCCGAAACTTCCAAATAGTTTCGGCAGCATCCGTTATCTTGGCAAGAATCGGAGAAATTGTTTTGCAGTACATCCACCGGCTACACTGGACGCGACAGGAAAGGTAGTTCGCCCACCTGCGATCTGCTACGTAGATGACTGGATAAAAGGTTTCACTGTCCTGACAGCATACAAAGCCGGCACGTATCAACCAGGGATGGAAAAAGATTTATCCATATCACCCACCACTGACACAGATACCCTTGTGGGTCGCATATTGGCTGATTACGGCACGATAAAAGGAGTAGAGGGCAAACATCCAGAGATCAAGAAACTGACATTTAAAGAGGTATATGAGCAGTTTATGAAATGGAAGTTTCCTGAAGGAGCAGTCTACTCGGAGAGTTCAAAGGGAACCTACACGGGAGGATTTAGGAATTCGGCAGCTTTGCACGACCGAGTATTTGAAGATATAAAAGCCCCGGACATGCAGGCAGTGATTGATGAATGCCAGCTTAAAAGAGCCAGCCTGGAGAATATCTTAATATTGTTCAAACAAATGTACAAGTATGCTGTTTATGCTGAAATCGTAACAGAGAACAAAGCTCAGTATGTCAAGATCAACGTCCCCGAGGATGATGAACACGGAACCTCGTTCACTGACGAAGAATTGTCAATTTTGTGGGGACACTCTTCTGATCCAGATGTTCAGTCAATCTTAATCCTATGCTACAGTGGATGGCGAATTGGAGAGTTTCCAAAACTGGAAATTAATCTCGATCAGAAATACTTCAAAGGCGGGTCAAAGACAAAGGCTGGAAAGAGCAGAATTGTGCCGATCCATCCGTCAATATATGACTTTGTAAAGAACATAAAATACAGCAAATTATATACTTGGGGACAGAATAAATACAGAAAAGAGCTGTTTTATCCCACACTTGAAAGGTTAGGAATTTCTGGAAGCCCAAAGCACACGCCGCACGATTGCCGGCACACCTTTTCTGCACTGTGCGAAAAATATGGCGTCCGGGAGAACGACCGGAAGAGAATGCTCGGCCACTCTTTTAGTGGAGATGTTACAAACGCTGTATACGGCCACAGAACACTGGAAGAACTCCGGACAGAGATTGAAAAGATAAAAGTTCCATTTGTGACTAACTGTGACTAACCGTTCCTTTTTAAAGTGATTTTATTCAGCCTAAATTAATCCATCAAAAGTCTACAAACCCGCATAAAACAAGGCAAAATGGCAATTTTACTGATATTTTTAAATAATGAAAAAACTAACCAATAGTTAATAGCGCGTTTGAGTTGATTGACTCAAAACGCCCTATTTTCAAAGATTTTCAGCTTTTTAGAATTTCAAAGTTGTGACTAACGTGTGACTAACCAGAATATTCTTATCATTCCGAATTTGATACAATATAACACGAAAAGCCCCAAGGAATAATTTCCAAGGGGCTTGAACTTTATGCTTTTTAAATTGCAATCAGGTCTTTCCAGGTGTTCTCCCCACACTCTCCGTCTACGGCCAGAACTCCGTTTCTGGATTTCTGGTAAGCCTTAAGCGCATAGATGGTGTTCTCATCTGCTTTTCTGGATAAGCTCAGGGCTTTTCCATTCTTGCCTTTGAATCCTCTTGCGCGCAGGATTTCCTGTAACAGAAGGACAGAGGTTCCTGTGGATCCAAGTTTCACGAGGCCAGGTTCAAACATATAGCCAGCTCCTTTCGTAGTTGTTTCCGGTATCACAGCTTCTGGTTTCTTTGTTGGCTTGCTTCCACTCATATTTACGAGACCGGAGAAGTCGATTCCTCTTCCAGTGAATCTGAGACGGTGTGTCCAGCCATGACTGTACAGGTACCACGGCTGCGTTCTGATCTCATTCCCGGAGTTGTCCTTTGTGTCTGTCGTTCCCTCGGAGCTTCTGGCATGGACAATGTTGTCCTTACCAATCGCCATTGCTACATGATGTGTAGTGTTGAGCTCCAGGTCACCTTTGATCATCTGCGCATGCGCTGTCTGATTTTTAGCCACGACCTCAAACCCACAGTTTAACATTTCCAGCATATTGCCGGTGTAACTGCAGTGCTCCTTAAGGTACCGCGCCTGCTGCGTCAGTCCGTTCTTCATGAGTGCGTAGTAGTAAGCAGTCAGGGTCAGCGAACTGCAATCGAAAGACTTTGGTGCATTGATTTCATACAAACTCCGGATTCTTTGGCTGTATCCGTGATCGTTATCATTTGCGATTCCAACCGCGAACTCTACCGCATCGTTCCGGATGTTCTGAATGATCTGTTCTTTTGTTTTCTTCACTTCTGACTCCCCCTTGTCATTTTCGGAATAATCTTTGTAGAAGACGTTCCGGTCTACAGTCCCATTGATTCCAGGAATCTTGGCCTTGCTGGAATACTGCCACCCCACTCCAAAACTAGGGCGAATTCTCTCTTGCAACCATCCATTGTCATTGCCTGGATAATGAGCGATCCAGAATTCATATTTTCTCAAATGACTGCAGATCACATTCATATACCAGTCTTCATTGCAGTAGATACCGAATTTATATCCTGATGCTACAATGATTTTTCGGAACGCTTCTGCCAGATTATGAATACTTTCAGCTCCAAGTACTCTCTGTCTATGGTTCTCTAAGTCGAGAAATACTGGAAACTGAATTTTTCTTCCGTTCAATACGGAAATAACCTTTCTGGCTTCGTTCTGGGCTTCAAATACTGTTGAAGCGTAGGAATACTTGTATACTCCTACTGGAATTTTACGTTTGTTGCAACCGGCAAAATTGTTCTCAAACTGAGAATCAATTACGTTACTAACTTCTGTGATACGCAATATTGCAAAGTCCATGCCGTAATTTGCCACGGTATCCCAATTAATTTTTCCTTGGTGTGCCGATACGTCAATTCCTTTAATTTCCAATTCTATCAACTCCTTTCATGATTTCATGAAACATATTTATGAATTTTCAAAGTCCTTAGTTAACTAAACAGGAGTTGCAAAATCATTTTAAGTACCATAACTCATTCCAATTGTTTCCGTCGTAGTAGCTGTGCCTGATTCCGTCTTTTCGAAATTTGATATTGTACATTTTTCCATCATTATCGGTGAATGTGAATTCTGGATAAGAATTATCACTTTCTTTGATTACTGCGATATCAGCTTTCGATAAGTTACTTCCACGTTTTAAGGTGTTACTATTTTATTCAGACCATTCTCCACTATTTTTGGTGTGATATACCATTGTTGGAATTCCATATCCAAACAAGATGAAGCTTGCGTATCCATTGTTATAATCTAACTTTTGAGCAATCATCATGTTATTTGTTTGCATAGTGAAAGATACGAAGTAAAAACTTCTAGCATCAGTATCGTTGGGTAATAGATTGTCTATGATATATTTGGCAGTTTCAATCTTGTCGTTAAGTGATGAAGGTATATTATCACCTGGAATTTCGACATATTTTACCTTATTCAAGGTGTTACTATTTTGTATAAAACACTACAACATTTAATTCTGTGTTTTTAAATCGATTGCCTTCGTAGTCAGTGACCAATATATAAGCATAAGAGTTGTACGAGTATAGCCTTGAGTAAATATTTTTATTTCCATCGGAAATATATACTTTTGCATTAATAACGTTTTTTATTGACACTCCAGAAATTATATTATTTATGGGAATTACACCATCTTCATTTGTTGTTTTTTTGCCAACATAAGTCATCAGAGCCTTACTATTTAATTCATTAAGCGCTCCCAGAATTGTCTTGTTTTGTGTCTGCAAATTTTCAAATACTTTGTTTGCAATCTTTCCTATAATCCAATCTGACAACACCGACAAACCAAGACGCTTGTTTGCCTTACCTGCTGTATCAAGAATCATCACTTCATCATTATCTGCGGGGTTTGTTTTTATTGTGTAATCTGTCCATTTTGACATGGCTGCTTCCTCCTTACGCTAAATATTTGTCCCGGATATATTTTTTGACTGCATCAAGGTGAGCCTGTACATCGTCATTCATCACAAGAAAATTGCCTTTGTTGTTCTGACTGACAACCTCTCCTGTTTCCTCGTTTACCTCAGAATAGGTGTAAGCAATACGGCTTCCCTCTCCGGTGCTAAGATTCATAAAACTTGTAAGAATTTTTTTCATGATATTTTCCCCATTTCGTCAATAATTTTTTCCCTGTCACTAAGAAGTTCTTTTTCATAATCTGGTTCTGATACTTCAAGGCTTTCACCGTAATCTGGTTCTGGCATGTCTGTGTCTATTGCCCTGTCATAAGCTGTTCTGCTCATATCAGTAAAACGCATATGTTCATATTCTGTCTGACGCGCTTTTATCTCAAATGCAAATTTAAGCCCTGGAGTGCCTTTTACAGTGAAATATGTCTGTTCTTTTTTATCTACCCAACAATCTCCGTCTCCTTCCTTTTGTAAGAACACATAGTATTCAATCCCTACGTTGGTGGATTCTTGGAATATATCATCTATATCTATCAGGCATGTGCCATCTTCTGGTATGGACGCTTCTCCGATGTCTCCAAACATAGGGGATGCCATTTCGTAGCAATAAAATGTCTGGGTTCCGTAATTCTTTGTCTGAAGAATCCTGGATTTTGTTCCACGCACACTCAAATCAGCAAGGTCAGTGCCTGTACCATAGCTGTAAAAATGTCCACTGGCTTTGACGTTTGTCTGCGATCTGATTTCTCCTTTTGCGGTTATAACTCCACCTGCGGTTATAATGTTATATGCATTTATATTTGTCATGGTCAGAACAGATTGTGATGAGTTTCTTCCTGTTATGCCTGTAGTAATGCTTAGCGCACTACAATATATATCGCACGTGTGAAACTCAGTTCCTTCCAGAATTGACGTGTTATCTATATTGCCAGTTGATGGGTCAAACCATCTTGTTTTTCCTACGGTTTTAATGAGTCCATTATTTCCATCCAGTGTAACGCTATTATCACCGTTCACCGCATATAAATATCCGCTTAAAACCTGCCATCCAGCCAGATACCCGGTGTCAATATACGAGGCGTTCAGATACACCTTGTTGCCAGAAAGATATAGCCCCTGTGTTTCCCCGTTGTTGGTTAATTTATTAAAGATTTCCAACTGGGTCATATCACTAGCATCTTTTCCGTCCTGTCCATCTTGACCCTTTTCCCCGTATACGCCAATTACACAAGGAAGTGTTGTTGCTTTAGCCCCGTTTGTGAAGAAAGTCTCCTCATAGTTCCATAGATACCGCTTGTCCGGTGTTGGAGTCTGCACAGCTTCTGTCCATCCGGAGTCGCTTGTTGATACGTCAGACGAACTGGACGTAGCGAGATAATGTTGCACAATCTTTGAAATTCCATTCCCGGTATCACCCTGCTTTTGCTTTGCGACTACAAATTCCTTTTCCGCGGTCATCCCGTTGTAAGTTGCGGTTGCAGTAATCGTGCCACTATCCACAGACAGCCCAGAGACCGTATACGTTGCCCCTGATGCTGAGCCGCTCACTCCACTTCCTGCGGAGAATGAAATATTTGACTGCGCGGTCACATTCTCAGCACCATACAGCACAGTTACCGTAGTTTTGCATGTCGGAAATGTAGTATAATTTCCGGACGAATCTGTTGGAATTCCTTGGAATTCATTTGATAGTAACACGCTCAGCGTGGCGTATTTTGTTGCGATTTCTGTTGCAGTATTGGACGCGGTATCTTTTGCTATTTCAGAGATAGCTTTTCCTTTTAATAAAAACTCTGTCGCGGCAATGTATACCTTTCCACTATCGTCAATATGGAGCGTGATTTGATTATCATTGTCAATAACCTTAATCCCTTTTGCATTGATGAATTTGCCTGCCAGAACGCCTGCAAGAATGTAATTTGCGTTGATATACAGTTTCTTGTTCTGTATGTAAATCCCCTGGTCTTCACCGCCGTTTGTCAGCTTATTAAATACCTCATCCTGGCCAAGGCTTGTATCGTACTCTTTGACTGCATTATCAATGTCGGTTTTGTCTACATATTTGAAATCAATCCAGTCAGTGTCAGTAAATGCACCGTCTACGCGGCTTCTGACTGCTGTCTTGATAGATGCTTCACCATCTGCCTTTGATGTAACCCAGAAATCTCCCATGTTGTATGGTGGCTTGGGCTGTTCAAAATAGACTGCCGCTTTTCCATCAATCTTATCAAACAGATAATCCGGTGCTTTCTGCTCGACCCATTCACTGCCATCCCACCGCCAGCGTGTGTTGCCACCTGAGGTGTTCTGCCAAAGGTCTCCTTTGTGGATATATTTGGCTTTTTCCCAGACAATTAAAATCTCATTCCCGTCTACATCAAGAATGGAATTACCGCCAGCATCTGCCCACGGAACTTCTTCTGTTTCTGTCCATTCAAGCGCCGGGTCTGTATCCTGGCTCCAGGTCTGAATCTTACCATCAAGTTGCTCTTGGAGGCTTTCAATCGTATCGGCAAAAATGCCCTTGATAAATGTTGTGATTGCAGAATCATCTGTATATTTAGATGCTCTCACCCAGTCATCGGCGTCATAGCTTGCACCATCTGCCTTTGCCTTTTGGCATTTAAGAATGTCCCCGGCCTCTCCCTGAACCCATAAATCGTCAATGTCGTAAGGGGGCACTGGTTCCGTTCCAAATATTCTTTTCTTTACGTTCGCCGTGTTCTGAGCTTTTGCCGCATCTGCCAGAGCTTTAACCACCGCAGTATCTTTTACATAGTCCCACTTGTATTCGCCATTAATCTTTGCATATCTGTAAGCTTGTCCACCATACTCTTCGTTGTTTACGATGTAAAATAGGTCACCTAAGTGTTTCTTTTTAGTTATATCATCTGTCCAAGTGGATGCCGGTTCATTGCTACTATCAGGAACATAGTCTCCAAAGAATGCTTCTATCTGTCCGTCAATCTGTTCCTGCAAAACCTTAATCTGTGGAGAATACACCTCTGCAATGAACTTCTCAACCTCGGCATTTGCCACGTTCTCAGGTGTCTTCCCTTTAATTGTAAGTTCTGTGGCATTAAGATTGACAGCCCCTGTCTCTGCGTCAATACGGAACGTAATATTCCCGTCATTGTCTTTTGCTGTGAATCCTCTTGTGTTAATCCAATCAGATTGTATGCCAATCGCATAAAGGATATTCAACACTGCATCGCCGTTGCTGTCAAATCCGGCTTTCCAAGTCTGACCTCCGTCTACCGACAAGAAGAATCCATCAGCACCCGTCTTATATATCACCTTGGAATCAGCAAGTGTAGGCTTGTTATGCCTATATGAAATCGTGGAACCATCTGCCTGAATTTCTTCTGTATAGTAAAACCCAAGGGTGTTGGCCGCCAGTTCGTTCATTTGCTTTAATTTTGCGTCATAGGCAGTAATCTTTTTCTCAGAATCTTTCTTTATGTTGTCGACCTCGACCTGCATACTGTCTGGATAGTCAGCATTGATGTCCTCCATGCTCTTTGCATTACAAGAAAGGCTCGTACTTCCGGAAAAAGTAAAGTCCACATCTGTCAGGTATGAATAGTAAATATTGCCTTTAATGTCGGAAAATGTAATTCTATCTCCAAATGTGGCGTATCCGATTGCTATGCTATCACAAGAAAACGGTCTTAATCTCATACCGACAAGTTCTTTTCCGATCAGGTCAACACCCGTCTGTTCATTGCCACTCAGAAGTTTGTTGTCAATCGTGATGACATACCCGTTTGTACCGTACTTGTATTCTGTCTCATTATCTGTATACTTGACCCCAGTAACAACCACGTCGTCAACATCATAAGTAAGATTTCTGATAGCATTTGGATTAAATCCTTTTCGTTCGAGAACTGTCTCGATCTCATTACTTTCAATGTCGAGAATAGTGTTTCCATTAATGTCGTACCATGGAACTGTTTCTAATGTAATAGTGTCTGCGCCATCACCAAAAGTGATGATTCGCAAATTATCATTCTCATCAATGCGAGCATTGCCGCCTGCCAGAGCTGCAACCATACCGATTACTGCTCTAAAAGTGGTGTTCTCGGGCTTCTTCTGTACCTGGTAGTCTGCGTTTTTAAATGTTGCGTCACCTAACACAATCCCAGTCTGCTGACAGGCATCTTCTAAAACCTCTCCTGCAGAGCATGGGAAGACAAGATTCGTTTTGTAGTCCGTCTCTGCCTTACTCATATAATCCAACAAAGTGAGATTAATTTCATCGGACGTGGCAGGTTTTTTTGATACAATGAATGTGCCACGGCGAATGGTTTCCAATCTATCAGACAATTTCAAATTTAAGAATAGAGTAAACTGTGCTCCGGCAAAGTTGTAGTCAGAGAATCTATCATCATCATTGACTAGTGCCAATGTCGCTGTCTTTTCAATGGCTACACCTATCGGGAAGTCCCCAGAATCAGAAGAATCTACAATGCCATTTCCGTCAAGGTAGAAATCTTCCTTTTCCAGGCTTAAAGTTGTCCCATCACGTAGCACCACATTCGCCGTAACATAATAGTTACTATTTAAGAGAGATTCTGTCTTTAACTGATTTGTAACATTAATCATACCGGTCGAATGCTCCTTACATTAATAGTTAATCCTGTCCATCGTTCCTCGTTGTCTTTGAGCGTTTGCGCTGCCATGTTGAAATTAGATGCATAGAACGTTTTGTCAATCCATTTGCCGGGTGTCCGAGGGTCTTTATGATGGAAAGTGAACTGACTTTTATTAATCATAGAGTTGAGAATCGTTGCAATCTCTCCCCATTTAAGCTCACCCCATTCCATGTCATATCCGGCGATAGTTCCCATTGGAGTGTTGTGCATAACAAGATCCTGGCTTCTCTTAGAACTTTCCGTTGATGTAGTTGCGAACACCGGCTTGTATGTGTCAGGGGCCTTTATAATGACCCCATCAATCTTAAACTGTTCTTGCGACATTTACACACCTCCTAATAAGAATGGATTCTGACCGCCATTTCTGCGTCTCCTAAGTTCTGCTTCATCAATGATAATGTCTAACAATTTTCTGCCAGATGCATTGACTGTAACATTGTAAGTGTTTCCATCTCCCTGTCCTTTCCCTGATTCTTCCCGGACGATCTGACGCAACAGGCTTTCCGGTGTTTCCAAGTTATTTCCTTTTTTTTGGTCACCTAATACCGCAAGGAATTCTGACCTTGGCGGAATAACTGCGCCACTGGCCAGATACGGAATAGTTCCGACACGTGGAAATGTCGCATGAAATCCGATTCTTTTCCTTCCAAATGGCGTAGGTACATCCCATGGCCCAAAGGAAAATGCAGATTCAATTCCACCAATCGCACTATTAATCATTCCAACTGCATTATTAACAATGCTGATTGCCTGATTGATTGGTCTTTTAATAAAGTCTACAATGCCTTCAAATACAGATTTGACTGCATCTCTGGCAGCATTAAACTTATCAGTAATAGCGGTTTTTATTGCTTCGACCTTAGTAGATACAAAAGTAGTAACGCTTTCCCATGTTCGAGATGTCTTGTCTTTTATTTTATCCCAAACACCAGTAACTTTGGTTTTAATTGCATCGAATACTGTTTTTGCCGTGGTTTTAAGAGCATTCCATAATCCAGAAAGAGTCTTTTTGATGGCATTCCAGACTGTTGAAGTCGCTGTCTTGATTGCATTCCAGGCAGTGCTAATGACGGTCTTTATTATGTTCAGTGCGCCTTTTGTTATGGTTTTAATTATCGCCCACGCACTTGATACAACATCTTTGATAAAACTCCATGCTCCATCCGCAATCTCTTTTATTCCCTGCCAAGCCAGCCCCCAGTCTCCCGTGAAAACGCCAACAAGAAAATCAATAATTCCGCTCAGTGTGTCTGCTACATCACCAATAATTTTAATTAATGATTCCAAGACTTTTATTGCCGTGGTTCCTACAACGTCAATTATCTTTGCCACAACCGGAAGCAAATTCGCGATTATCCAGTTAATCAAAGGCACTAACACCGATTCCCACAGAAGTTTCAGAGAATCAATGAGTTTTCCGAGAAATGTTTCTATCTTTAAAATTGCGTCCCCTAATGGCCCCTCTAATAGCCCTTTGAACTGTTCTGCCAGTCCTTGCAAAACAGGAAGAACGTACGTGTTATATCCAGTTATCAGAGTTCCAAATATGCTTGATAGTCCATTTGCTATAGAATCAAAGAGCGGCTTTACGTGTTCATCGTATAGGCTTGATATTGCGTCGCTAAGGTTTTGAACAACTGTTAAGACGCCGCTTGTTACGGTTTCTATTACTCCGAGACTACCCTCGATTGCTGACTTTAAAATGTCCTTGTTGTCGATAAAAGGCTGCGCAATCATGTTAAGGATATCTCTGCCAAGTTTTGCAGCCGTTTCTGTAAGAACCATTCCGATTTCAGCAAAGATTCCGATTAAATCCGCAGTAATCTGCTGTGCGGTTTCTCCACCAAAAACTGAGAAAACATCCGCAAAGGCGACTGCAAGATTCCCTGCGATTTGCGAAATTTCAGAGCCGATATTGAACATATCTATCAGATAGTTCTTTATTCTTTGCGTGTTCTGCTTTAAAAACTTTTCAATTCCGCCTATAATGTTTTGCGCAATTGTCAATCCAATTCTGGCAAATGAACCGGCAACTTGTCCAATTGCATATGCAAATGAATCAAGAAAATTATTTGCTGCTTTAGTAACTTCTGGATCAGTGAAAATATCCTTTAAAGATTTCCATATGGAATCAAGGTCATTTTTTATTCCGTCAAAAATCGGCTCGTAATCTCCTAATCCATCCCAGAATCCTTTTGCAATTAGCTTGGCCAGCTGTTTAAACCTGTCAATTATCTTCTCTAGCGGTTTCGACATTTTATCAAGGACTGTCTCACCCTCTGCCACTTTTCCATAATCAACATTTTGTACAGCATCTTTCATCTGATCTGCAAGTCCACCGGTTGCGCCCGGTACTTTTGACGATGAATCCGTACTTTTGTCCGTTGAGTAATTATTTATTTCGTCAAGAGGATTAAGATATCCTTTTGCCGCCTTAGTAGCTTTTTTAGTTGCATCTGCTGTATCATTTGTTGCATCCGCCAGCTTTTCAGCATTGTCGGCAGCATTTCCATATTGATCTGCCGTATCAGCTATTGCATCTGTTCCAGCAAGGCCTGCGCCACTTGCACCCGTCTGGCCAGAAGATTTTTTGCCAGTGATAAGCTCTGTAAATGACTTGAAAGCATTTGCCAGAGTTGCTAACTTACCGAGCAAGATATTAATAACTTTCAGAACAGGTGTGAAAATATTAATCAGTCCCTGTCCGACTGTTGCCTTGAGAGACTGTAATTGCAACTGCATCACCCTGACCTGATTCGCCCAAGAATCCGAAGTACGAATAAAGTCACCAGATGCCGCTGATAACTGATTCTGCACAAAAGCCAGACGGAGGGCAACTTTCTCCTGTTCGGTCATTGCAGATGTGGTTTTTCCGTATCCATTAGCCAATGCATACTGGTCAAGTGCTGACTGGGTCATGACCACACCTAAATCTTTCAATGTCTCGGTTTCGCCCGTAAACACTGATTTCAGCTTAATGTAGGCCAAGTCCTGACTAATGTTATAGAATGATGCTACGTCACCAGTCAGCTGTGTCAGAGCTGTTGACATGTCATAAGCCTGTGATTCTGAGAATCCGAACGACTTAGACATTGCTCCGAACGTACCGACATACCTTTTTGCCATTGTCTCTGACAGTCCGGCTGAGGTCATGGCGTTCTTTGCAAATTCATTTACCTTGTCCGACATGGTGGTAAATGTAACATCGACCACGTTCTGAACTTCTGCGAGGTCGGAACCAAGCTCCACACACTCTTTTCCAAACTGCACTAATTTACCGACAGCAAACACTCCACCAATCAGCAGACCGATTTTTTTTACAGCACTTCCAAGGCCGTTAAATGACTGTTTTATAGCCGATACACCTTTTTGGACACCGGTTGTATCCATTCTGGTATCAATAATGACTGAGCCATCAGCAGCCATGTGTCCACCTCCTAACTATTTGAGGTTCAACATCTCATTCAGCTTATCTTTATAAGCTTGCTCCTCGTCGCTGAGACGTGTTTTTATATCAATAATATTCTTGTTATCGTGATAGAATTTCTTTTCCCATTTATCGAGCTTTTCACCCTTTGCCTTTTTTGAGCGGATTCCAACTACGGTATTAAAAAGACATTCACCAGATTCCATAAAGTATCCGAAAAATGTCCACCAGTGCATATAAGGCACTGCTCTGATTTCTTTGCCGGCAACCTTGTTTACCGCTGGTACAATCATGTCTCCGTCCTGCTCCCAGTCCATCAAACGTGGTTTAGGCTTATTCGGACTATCGTCAGATTGTCCACAGTCGATAAAATCCGATGCTTTCTGACAAGCTTCGTCCAGGCACTCAGACGGTATGTCCTGCCAGTCCTCAAATAGAATCTGCAACATAACAACTGCTTTCGCTTGTTCGTCCAGTTCTGGGTCATTCATGGCTATGAGAATATCAATAATTACTCGAAAATCCGTTCTGATAGAAAAATCCACCCCACTGATATTTAGTGAGGTGGGTAACTCATAGGCGGTCATTTTGCATACTTCTCCGTGTACTTATTGACCACTTCCTGCATTTTTTTCTTTCTCTTTTCGATTTCCGGACTGAGTGCTTCATTGATTTTATCCAGAACGATATAGGCGAACACCTGACCATTTCCAAAAACAGTTGTCGCAGTAATTGGTTCTTTGAACAAATCCTTAGATGCTTCGTATCCGAGCATATAATTGATTTTGTCCTCAATCTGATTATTAATCTCCGCCATCTCTTTGCTGGAAGAAACATTTTTAACAGATTCCTGAGCCTGTTCAAAGAAAGTTTCCAGTTCTTCTGCTCTTGCCGCAACATTAATATCAGTAGGGTTCAGTTTAAATGAAGAGAACACTTCACCCTGTTTGTTTGTGAATGTGAAAAGAAGAAATCCATCATCAATGTTTGTATTAATTGTTTTTGCCATTTTCTATATCCTCCTAAAAATTATTCGCTGTCGGCTGTGAATGTACCGGAACTGATATCAAACTTTCCTTTTACACGTTCGCCAGTATAGTTGACGGTAAATGGAATCTGATAGCCAGATGTATCGCCGCCGTAGGATGTCGGCACAACATAACAATCCTGCTGATATGCTTCATACTTGCCTGCTGTGGCTTCTGTCCAGAGATGAACCTCAACTGCTTTTGTTTTGAGGTTATCGTCTTTGAGACGTCCATCTACAATCTTCTGTAATGCTCCGAACAAATCAGATGTGGTATCCGCATAGAACGGATCAGCATCAGAAGATACCTCATAGCCATTATGCTTAAATGTGGATTCTCCAAGAATGTTTTTAGATGTTTCGGTATCCGGGTTGAGTTCGATGTTGTACTCTTCCAGATCCTTTCCAAGACGCTCATATTTCGGCGTCAGCCCTCCGCAGAGGGAACCTGCGTCAATGTAATGAGCCATATATTTACGGTCAATCTTGCCTGTAACTGCCATAGAAATGTCCTTTCTGCCTATAACTTTTAAAAGGCTGTGTAGGTTAGCGACTATCTCCAATTGATAGCCGGTTGTTACTCGTTATATTACTTCATAAGTGTTTTCGTAGCGTACCGATAATGGCAATAACCAGTCCTGTACACCACTCTCCTGCGGCTCTAAACCATAGGAATTATCACGAGTTATACGTTTTATCACTCTTCCTTGAGAAAGCTCTGGAAAAGCATTTAAGCGTGTCTCAGAGCCATTTATGATAACTGGTTCTCGACATATCCATTTACCGAGATTATCCAGGAACTTCTGAACAGATAACTTCTGCCGTTCCTTGTCGGATGCTGTTCGGTACACTACATAAAATGGGTACTGACAAATTTGGTGCATTATTCCGCAAACATCTTCTTTTTCTGAATAGACCAACGCCCCGTTGTCTGCCGAGAATGCAATTCCTGATTCCTTGCCGAGTTCCTCAAATTTGATTGTTTCATTATCGTACAGTCCCGGATACTGGTTCAGAAGTGCTTTCATGGCGTCTGTCAGAATCTCATATCCAGTTGCATCTTTTCCGATAGGTTTATCTGCCATGTCTGCCACCTCCTGCCTGTGCTTTTACTTTGCGAATCCATGTACTGCCGTATTTTCGTTTAGCGGCATCGAACCATTCAGCTTGCGCCTGAGTATGCGGTGATTTTGTATATTGAAGATTTTCTTTTGCATTCGTTTTACCGGAGTACTGGCTCACAAGAACCTTTTCCGCATCGTGTCTTGCCCATGTGCTACCTGTCGCAGGGTCGACCATGGTTTTTCCAAAATAAAGAAAACGTCCATATGGTTCTGCCGCTGCACATACAAATCCAGTTCCTTGCATTGATGTACTTTTGACTCTTGTTCGGTCAATAAAATCTCCCGAAATCATTGGCATAAACTCTATCATGCTATCCATAACCATTCCATCAAGGAGATACTGGGCTTCTTGGTACTGTTTGGAAAATCTGCTCATATTCAGCTTTATTTTCATATCTCCATCGACTACGGAGAATCCTTTAAAATGATGAATCTTACTCATATTACTTACCCAGAATCTCAAAATGTGGAATCAGTGTATACGGACCGCCTACACTAGTAATCTTGAACACGTTATCCCTGTTCTCGTTCATGTACTGGTAGAATCCATTCCGATAATCACCATCGGATACCGTTCCGCCAGCCCACTCACCTTCCCAGAAAAACGATTCGTCCGAGAATGTAATAGTGTCTTCCAAAGCGTTGTTAATCTGCTGTTTCCATTCTTTAGGCGGCACCCATGGGAGGATTTTGCCGTCTTTATCAGTAATGGTTACATTGCCGTTCTGGACAGTGTATCGAACGTGTAACTGTGCGTTGTCGGTTGCGTCTGGTCCGTACTTTTTGAGGATTGCTCCCTTGTCTGTAATGAGGTCAACGCCGGATAAAACATGAGGATACCAGTACACATCTCCTGTTGTGGCACTTTCATAATAGTTGAAAAGTGTAATTTTAGATGAATACATGATACCCTCTCCTTAATTATTCTTTCTGCACTGTCTGCTTAATAACCTGATTCACACCAGTAGCCGACAATCCGTTAAACATACCGACTGCAACCGCCGTGATATAGTCCGATGCCGGGAAATCCGGGATAACTCCCATTCCGACAGCTCCGAGAATTCCGCCAATAACCGCCATGATAACTGGAATCCATTCATCAGAGATTCTTTTTGATGCTTTGCATCCCATTCCTACTATGTAGCAAATCATAACGATTGCTATACATGAGCCTAATGTTGAAATGTCCATTATTTATCACCCCTTAACGCCTGAATAGCATTCATAAAATCAGCTGTATTTTTAGCCATTTTCTCAACATTTTCAGGCTTTTTAAGTTCTTCAATAGTTTCACGGAATGCCTGCTTTACTTCGGGATTTTCTCTGAATATCTTTTTCATATTTTCCCTTGAACATTCAAGGCAAATGTCGGTACTCCAATGTGGCTTAAGTTCTTTTCCACACTGTCTGCATTTCATACTCACACCCCCGCATAAAGAATCGGTATTCCATCATCCGTCCTTACTCCCATCAGAAGCGGCAAAGCCGTCTTTAAGAGTAAGTCGTTCGTTTTCTGCGCATCTCCGGCGGCGGCATATACCGCGCTCCATTCTTTTGCACTCGCCCCAATCTGTTGAGGTGTTGCGTAAGAGATGGATTCACTGCCAGAGGATACAGATGTTACAATGCCTGTCGTGCTACCACCGGACCCGATTACGGTTGATGTACCGCCCACAGCGGCATTGGTAGCATTCTTTTCAGCAAGCTCAATCTGATACATTAATTCAGCCAGTGAACAGACCGCCTTTTTAATACGTTTCTGTGAGCGTTCGTTTTCCGGCAGTCCGTCCACCAACCTGTCAAACGTCATTGTGTCTATAAAATCGCTGGCTCTTTCTGCCAGTCGTGGAAAGTCGGCTTCTGGCACGACATTGCCGAATGATTCTGTATAGAATTTATAATCTGCATAAGCCATGCCAGTTACCTCCTACATTTATGATTTCGCTGTTACAGTCGCATGTCCAGCACTTAATGCTTTATAGGTGCTGTCACATTCAACCACTGTGATTACCTGCCCCGTTGTTGCTGTAATGTCGGATTCACCATCCCACGCGCTCCAGTTCTTCACATTCTGTCCGTAGTCTACGGCAGTCTCAGAAGATGCGACCTTGTACTTATACACATTTCCTGCGCTCGCTTTTGCCGGAGTGATGGTCACTTTAGTATCTCCACTTTTACTTCCTGCTGTGGAGTTTACAGTCAGAGTTCCAAGCGTCTGAGTTGTGTTGATGGTTCCAACAGCAATAGCATCAATGTACTCTGCAAAGAGGGTAAGTCCCATGATTGCGAATGCTTCGGATACTGCTGTGTGATAGTTGCCCTGTGTGTGGAATCCAATCAGGTTTGTCTCACCAGATACGGTGTATACAAGACCTGCTCTTGCAAAGTCAGATTCATTCGGGTCAACATAGTACAGTACGATGTTCTCAACAGGGGTAGCGATAACTGTTCCTCTTGGAATTTCCTTTTCGGATAACAGGAAGATGGTGTTGAAGCCCATGAAATCTTTCATGTACTGGAATCCGAACTGATTCTGGATAGTGATCTCAGCTGCTCCGAGGTATTCATATACGTCCAGAATGTTGACAAATCCAACAACACCAGTCACATTTCTGTGCATCTGTTTGAATTTGTTCTCAACCCGACCCTTGGCCATTGCCAAAGCCATCTGGAAAGTAGTTTCTGTAAATGTGAGGGTACCTGTTTTCAGATAGTCGTAAAATCTTTCAGTAACATTGGTCTGAAGCTGGAAAAGGAATTCATCATCGGTCATCTGAACGGCGTTCTCATAACCGTGATCCTTGATTGCTTCGATAGATACAGCCTTTGCGTACTTCTCAATACTCATTTCTGCATAAGGCTTTTCCTTTACAGTGAATTTGCTGTAAGGGATTTCTTCACCCTCTTTAACATTTCCATCCTGCAATGTGCCTTCTGCGTATTTTGATTTAAGAACCGCTCCGGGTGTCTTTTTGATTGGACGCATGATACCAAGAATCTCGCGCAAGTGTTCCCAGTTTCTTTCGAATCTGGTTACAAAATCAATCTCACGTGCTGTGACCTGGATATCATTTGTCATAATAAGATTAGCTTTTGCTGCCATATAAAAATCCTTTCTACCCATAATTGTTAAGGTATTGGGTTAGCGGCTATACTCTGGTGTATAGTCGGTGTAAAAATCACTGGAATAACTGAATATTCTGAGCAATTGCAGCCTGTCTCTCGGACGGGTCTTTGATCGCTTCGATATCTTTCTTTGTCATACTTCCCGGTGTCTGCTGCTGTCCAACATGCGTTGTAAATCTTGCCTGATTCTGCTGAGCCTGCTGCTGAGATTCATCTACAAAAGCGGATGCGTCAGACTGCTTCATCTGCTCAATCAGATCATTCAGCCCAAGGATTTTACCGTCTTTCAGCTTCAATCCTGCTTCTTTAATGTCCGCCATAACAGACTTCTTTGCCGCTTCACTAGAAAACTTAACATCATCGAGTGCTGCTTTCAGAGCATCTGAGAAATCTCTGTCGTAGATTTTTGCGTTAAACTCTTTTTCTGCATCTGCCGCTTTCTGCTTCCAAGTCTCTAACTCGGTCTTAACATTTGCCGGGTCGATACCATCAAAACCTTTCAGGGTTTCTTCTGCTGTCTCGGCACGTTCTTTCCAGTCGTCTCGTTCTCCCTCAACTTTTGACAGAGTTTTCGCTACTTCTTTAGCATTCTTATAATGCTCAGAGAGTGCCTTTTTAACATCTGCCTGTTTATCCTCCGGGATCTCGATTCCAAATGATTTTAATGTGTCAATAAGTTTCTGCATATATATCCTCCTGGTCGTGTTTATTGACCTGCCGCCGCAGGTAAATGGATTAAGCCAGTTAGACCACTGGCAAGGTAATCGGAAAGGCAGGAATCGAACCTGCGACGTCAAGAGCTATGCGCTCTCCGCTCTTCCACCTGAGCTACATTCCATTAACCCGGATTCCCGGGTTAGCAAGGTGTTTAACGTGTCATGCCTGCCACGAGTTGTTTCGAATGCTCTTTCTTTTTAAAAGAAAAACGTGAATAAAAACTTTATTCAAGGAGGTGAGCCATCTTGCGTGCCAGATGGCAAATACGCACGACAGGATTCGAACCTGTTTAACTTTCCATAAAGCGTGCGCACCAGCTACTTTAAGAAAGGAGGATAAAACGAAAATGTTAAAACAACCGTTGTGCTTCCTGCTGCACAATTACATTATAACAGATTTCTTTTAACTACCTCTCTACCACTTTTACGTTTTTAGAGCATATCACGGAGTTTTTCCACGTATCTCTTAACAAGATCACGTTCCTCCCGGCACTCTGCGTCCTTGGACATATCGCTCATTTCTGTTGTGAGTTCGTCCAGATGTTCTTCCAGAGCGGCAAGCATCTTTCTTTTGCAGTCTTCAGACTTGCCAGAACGATAGCTCTGCTTCTGCGTCATGTAATCATCGTAGGCGTCTCGTCCATCAGAACGGCTGTAATGCCCTCTGACATAATGCTCACCGCGTCTGGCATAAGAACTGCCCCGGTCGTAATCCGGCATCATTCTGCCGTCATTTGAGCTGTATCTCCCCATACTGTCGCGCTTTCTTCCGCGCTCGCTGTAATCGTCATTGTATCCACCGCGCATCTCATCAAGGACAGTGTTGTAATATTCCACCTTTTTATCCCAGTACTGCGTATTCTTGATATCTTTATACATATCAATCAGTTTGTATGTCATTTCCAGATTTCCGGTGGTCAGCCCACTGTCAGCGATTTTGGACAGCTCATCTTCGATTCTTGCGCATAAGTCTTTAATATCTCTCATAATCGCACCTCCTACGCTTCTCTGGTCACGACAATATTTGCGTTCGCAACAGAAATAGCCTGATCGCTAGTGTTCTCTACCGCGATATTAACGCAACATCCACGAGGTACGTCAATATAGATGCCAGAGGACACATTGTTATACTGGTCCACTGCTGCCGGTGTGGAAATCATCTGGGAGGATAATACAGACTCACCAGAAATTGTAATAGCCAGAGAGATAGCTTCAACAGTACCGCCTGTTGGAATTGCGATATTACCAGAAAAATCCACGAAGAATCTCGCTTTGCACTGGTTAGTCAGTCCTCTTAGAGTGATGATTCCGCTTCCCTCTCTGTGTTGAATGCAGTTAGAACCTTTAACTGCTGTGTTTGAAAATACTACGTTTCCATTTGCTGCTACAGTCTGAGCAGATATACTTATAAATTCTGCCATAAAAAATACTCCTTTCATATCACAAAAGGACAGGTCTCAGCCTGCCCCTCTGTGTAAAACGGCATAAGCCGACATTCGAATCAATCGAAAGATACTCTCGATATGAAGTTATCAGCAATTGCATCCGGTGTTACATCCGCATCCGTAATATGTGTTCGGATTAGGAACCTGATATGCCGGAATCGGTGCTGGATTAATCGCATTAATGAGCTGCTGTGTCTGAGAAGCCATTGCAGTTGTGAGAAGTGCAGACTGGCGATCCTGAGAAGCGGCACGCCTGAGGTCATTGTTCTCAGCCTGTAAGTTAGAAATCTTTTCATTGCAAAGATAATCAAGAATGGCTCTTGTTCCAGCGTTCTGGCTGTCAATAATGTCTCTTGTGTTGCTATTCATGGTGTTCTGCAATGCGCAGGTGTTCTGTGCCATATTGTAGTTCACACCCTGAATTGCTTCTCTGGTTTCACAACAGCAGTTCGCAAGCTGTGCCTGTAATGCGTTTGTATTCTGCATATTCGCTACAGTATCAGCATTGATTGCCTGCTGGATTCCGAAACCGGTCTGCATGATGTTGGTGTTGATTCCGTTAAAACCGGTAAGCATGCCGTTATTCATGGCATAGAATCCATCACAGAGACCGTTGTTGATTCCATCAAGCTTGCTAATTACTGCGGAGTTATCGAATCCTCTCTGAATGTCCGCCTGAGTAGCTGCCGTGGCTGCATATCCGCCGCCGTTACCATTATTGCCCCATCCATTGTTTCCCCATCCGAAGAAAGCAAAGATGAATAAGACAATAATCCACCAGCTACCGTCTCCGCCAAACATGCCGTCATTATTTCTACCATTTCCAGTAGCAGCGGCAATATCTGCTAAGCTATAATTTCCATCCATAATATAATCTCCTTTTTTGTGTATTTACATCAATCTGGCCAGATTGTAATGTACTATTTCATTCCTTTCAACATGTGCTGGAATTGTCCCGCCATCTGCTGAACCTGATTAAGTTGCTGTTGGGAAATCTTCCCAGACTGTAACATCTTCTGGACTTCTTCCTTCGGATCTCCCTTAAAATTCTGTTTAAACTGCATAAACTGCTGTATCATCTGCATTGGTCCGTTCCCCTGTGACATCCCACCACCGAGGGCATTGAATAATGGATTACTCATCTGTATTTCCTCCCTTGACTGCTGATTCCTGTGCGGTATTAACCCTAACAGGTTCAGAAAAAGAATTTAATCGGTTTATGATAGCTTCGTATTTGCCCTTTAAATCGTCGTATTCCTGTCGTGTGACGTATTTACTGTCCATGTTCTGAGCAGGCTGTTTAGGTGGCATCTGAGTGCCTATTTCATGATACTCAAACGTCCGTAATGGCTGTGGCATACCGGAAACGTCTGTGGATTTTATAAAGAACCTTTCTGCCTCTGAATCCATTAGTAAAACGCTTGTTCCGGGTGCTACCAGATAGGATTTTGCGCCGACTTCGCCGGATACCCACAGGATTCCATTATTGTTCTGCTGGGGTTGCTGCACTGGTTGGGCCGGCATCTGGACAGGCTGTTGTTGGAACTGATTCATTTGCCCCGGGACACCAAAGCTATATTGATAAGGATTGTTGTATAATGCCATCTTATGCACCACCTTTCTGATTATATTTTAAGATAAAAAAAGAGCCTTAGACAGTTCGTCTAAGACCCATATAAGTATCTGAAAAGTATCAGCATACTTTAATTATTTTATTGTTCACCCTCCGGCTTAATCGCTTCGCCGTGGATATGCTCACATTCATCTGTTCAGCACAGTATTCGAGCGTATATTCCTTACATCTCAATCGGAATAGTTTTTCTTCATCCGGTGTAAAATTGCACTCTATCAAGAATCTGTCTATATCTTTCTTTGTGAACACATATAATTTCATGAGCATACCCCTTACTAATGCTAACGTTGATTCTGCGCAAGATAATTTGTAAGCTTCTGTTTTGTTTTTTTTAATTCTTCCACATTATTCCCACTGATCTGGCTGTCCAACATGGTTGATAACACTTCCAGAATTAATGAATCTCGTTCTGCGATTCTCTGAAGACTTTCATAGTCTCGTCTATCATGTTCTTCCAGTGTTTCTACTCGCTTATTAAGTCGGAATGCCGGAGTAATCCACTTAAAGATTACGGCTGCCGCCCCTCCGACGATGGACACCCCTCCGCAGATAGAGAGGAAAATCTGTACAAATTCTGATATGCTCATTTAGCTACTCCTTTTCCCAGTAATATACCGGGATTTCATTACCACTATTCCATGTATCGAAATATTTGCCCTCTTGTACTGTCACCACATGACCATCTATGCAGAGAATATATGTGCCTGTCGGATGGTCTGTACAGAAGTCGTTGACTGTATAGATATATCGCTCTGACTGTTCAATCAGTTTGCGCCTGTATCCATGCTTATAGAGGTACGCTCCCCAGACATAATTTGCACTCGGCATATCTGACAGAGCGCACGCCTGTATCATCAGGCCGACAAATACTGTTTCCCAGTCAAACCCGGTTGCCTTGCATATTGCCCGGACAACGCAATCTCCGGTTCTCTTACCCTTAACAGGATTAGGATTAAAATACTCCCATCTGTCCATCAGTCAATCCCCTTTGCTGTTTTATATCTCTTCGCCGCTCCTCTGGCTTTTGCGGCGTTCTGGCGGTTCCACTTCGCTATCATAAGCCGGTCTTGCAGTTCTCTTAGGTCGTTCTGCTTGCAGTAATCTTTGTATACAGCATTTTGTTTCTGCAAGAGATAAGACTTCCGATCAAGGTCTTGTTGGAGCACAAATCTTGTCTGTTCGTCCTTGCAGTTGTCAACCGCCGCTTGCAGTCCAAGAACTTCACGCTTCGTTTTGCGGATTCTCCGCTCATAAGCACGTTGACGCTGTTCCTTTTCGTACTGCTTACCTTTGTCGGATTTGTCCTGTGCTGATAGTTCTGCATAAGGATTCGGCATTCCTTCCGCCCAAACCGAAAAATGATGTCTGCAATTTACTCCGCATATTCCATCAGCTTCGCCATAATGACAATTTTCAATAAAATCTGGATATTGGCTCGATTTTTGCTCCAGCATTCTACGATATTCTGGTGTATCTCGTTCCTGAAAGAACTCCGGCTTAATTTCTTTTAATTTTTCCCAGTCTATAGAAAACGCCTGCCCTTGCCATACTTCATGGCTTGGGCGACTTCCTATATGTGCCGATGTCAGCACTAAACCGTATCCCATTTCTTTCATTCTTGTCAACTGAATATCAGCACACGCCTGTGCCACGCCAGTTCTAACAGAACGTGCAACTGCTGTTTCAATTGTGTCTTTTCTGCCGGATGGGTATGTGACAGTAACGCCATCACTCACAACGTTATTAACCGCCTCTTTGATGGCTTGCGTATACCCAACCGCCCCAGTCATCACATGGTTATACGCAAGGTCGCATTGCTCGATATAGAGCCTTTGAGCGGCACTTGCGGTTGTCCGTGTGAAATTCTTCCACTCGCCCATGGCCGCAAGCATATTTCGCTCCATGAGCCTTATCATAGTTGGGGACTGCTCAAGCGGTACAGGGCTTAATCCTGCCGCCTTGTATACCTTATCATCATAGTTCATTGCAGTGATTCCGGCATCTTCAAACGCTTCAAGAAGCTCCTGCTGTTCACGTTTGGTGTATTTGGATAATTCCGTTAGAATGTCCTCTAACAGTTCACCAGATTCCTGCAGTGTTCTGATTCTCCACGCATCGGCATTGGTCAGAATATAGTCCTCACCCCTGCCGATTCTTGTCATCATTCTCGACACGATCTCAGAGATGATATACTGATGCAATTCTTCGGCAATTTGTTCACTGCCCTCTGTTATCCGGCGTAAATATTCTGGACTTAACATAACTACTCATCTCCAAACAGCTTCGGTTCGTCTGGCTGAGCTTCTTCAACCATTGTTCTAACCTCATTACTCTTCTTCAAAAAAACCTCTCGTTTTGTTTTCCTCTTTGGCTTCTTGTGAAATTTTTTTTGCTTCCTCTTCGGTATATCCATAAAATTTCACCAAATAACGCCAAAATGTCACATGTCCAGAATTTACATAACTGTACCACGCTATCCTGTCTTCTTCTCTGCTGTATGTAAAATCACCAAAATCATAGTTAACTATATACTGGACATATTTCTTTTTCTTTTCGTCGTAAATCCAGTTAGAATCTGGTGCGATGCCATATAAATCTGCAAATGTATTTAAGGCGTATATAGTGTCATTCAAACAACACTCCAGCTTATCCCGAACGTCCTTGATAAACTGAATTGTCCGTCTGTCGTCTGCTTCTACCTGCGTAGCCGTCACCATACCTGTTTTTTCATTAAAAACAAAATATCCGTTAGAGAATCCAATCTTATATCCTATCTGGTTTAGAATGGCATTCATGCCGACTATACGGGTATCTGTATTGAGAACTGGATTAATTTCTTGGTAGAATTCTTTCGCGTCCTGTCCGAATACATTCTTAACAAAGTGCGGTAACCTCATCTCATTCCGTCTGTTCTCCATGCCCTGTGGCGACATAGCTGATACAGGTGCGCCGTTTGGCATCAGCAGTCTATCATCTGCCAGAACAATCTTCTGAGAATCGAATATCTCTCCGGCATTACGGCTGTATGCAATGTCAATGTCTTTTAACTCCTCAATTGCTTCGGCAAAAATTGGAAGTCCCAGCGGTGTACTGATATCCACGTTATTCGCCTGTGGTGTCCGCAGCACTCCGTACAATGGTCCGTTCAGTTTCTCACCGTTTGCTTTGAGAATCGGCGGTGTATCTGCCATAAGATCAGCCCATTTAGTCTGTTTAAGATCAATCTTATCTCCAATACTCTGAGGAGATTTCGATACATAAGCTCTGTTAGAAACGTAGTACGGATAGGTTGTCATGCCGTCCACGGTAGTCTCAACAAATCTATGATATTCAAGCCGTGTATAGTATTTCCGCCCGACAGTATAAGAATCTTTAAATATAATGCCTTTGATTTCCTGGTTATCATAATCCACAATCATTACATCTGCCGGAGTAAATATGTCAAGACTCTCACCGTTTGGCTTGATAAAAACTGTTCCATAAGCACAGCCATATTCTACCCAGTGCCGAATCTGGAAATATACCTTGTCAATCTGCTCCTGTAGCCATGTAGCTCTTGCAGAACCATCTATCTGAATGCCGATCGCCAATGTTGCGAGCCGCGCTGTTTCTGAGCAGACAGATTTCGCGAAATTAATCGTCTTGATATTATTCTTATCATCTAACCAGTATGGAACGCCTCGATATATGTTTGCACATTTATTAATCAACGATTCCATCTCCGGGAATTCTGCTGCCTGGATATTGAAGTCCTCTTCGGCTTGTTTTTTGAAAATCATGTTAAACCACCTTTTTAGTGTTGTTATAAGTCCCATTTAATCACCTGAATTAGCTGATTTCAGCACATTTCTGATAAATTCTATGTCTTTATTGAAATTCTTTATATCTTCGTTCTGTATCTTTAATGGTTTATCATTCCACAATTCTCTTCCAGCTCTTTGCCCTTGGAAGGACTGGAATTTGTCCAGAATTTCCAAACATTTAAATATGTTTTCTTTACTATTCATTATGCACTGTAACCTCTCCTGTTAAACAACGGCTCATAAGCATATCTGAGAGCCGATATAGCGTGATCGTTTCCGTCAGGATAACCACTTATTACATTTCCCTCTTTGTCCCGATCGTACTCATATTCTGTGATTTCTTTATATGCGTTCGGTGTTCGCTTCGGGTCAATGACTATAGTCTTTGTCTGTAAGAATTTGAAACCATACTCGATACTTCCCGGTCCTTTGATTGCTCCTCTGGCAGGAAGTCCGGCGTCCCGGAAGTCGTTCACGGATTTAGGTTCCGCAGAATCACATATCATTGTGTAATCGTCATAGCCTTTTTTCTTGATCCAATCAGCGGTCTTGGAGTTGCTCCATTTATTTACATACAATTCGTCAATCAGATATATTTTCTCTCTGGCAGAATCGTAATATGTTCGGAGATAGCAGAAGGCATCCGGGTACCATCCATAATCTACACCAGCGAAAATACGATCCATGTGGCTGATCTCTTCGTCTGTAATATCTCTGATTTCGAGATATTCAAATACGTTTCCGCCGTCACCATTCGGGATGCCCAGGTATTCATGCTCATAGGCTTCTGGGCGAATCTGTTTGAGATGTTCGGCATCGTCAAAAAACTGTTGTCCAAGCCATTCCTTTGGAACCGTTCTGTAATCAGAAGAATGAACATATCTGTCGTCTCTCTGGATTAATACTTCCTCATTCATGAAGTTATGTCTTGTTTTTGGTGGGTTGAATGACATAAAAGTCCAGTAGTCTTTTCCACCTCGCATCGATGACTGCAAGATGCTTCGTACTTCTTCCATTCCGGTAAAAGTATCACATTCTTCCAGCCATGCAAAAGCAAAGTATCCGAATGGAGCTTTTAACGACTTTAATTTCATTCTGTCATCAACGCCACGAAACATTATAGTCTGTCCAGTCGGCATATATGTTATTTTCATTGGGCTGACAGTACATTTAAAATCACCATCAAGATGCAATGCTGATATAGCAAATTGCATCTGTGAAAAAACGCTATCTCTTAATGTGTTCGCTGTTTTTCTGAATATGATACAATGCTTATCTCTATTCTCTTTTCTTGTCATTAGCAATATAATGACAATGCTCACGAAAGAAGACTTGCAGCTTCCACGTCCACCTTTGAATACATAATAAGTATGTTTGTGTTCTAAAATATCTCTTAGCACATTATCGAAATTATACGGAAATAAATCATCTGCGGATATTTTCATACTGCTTCATATCTCCAAACATATCCATAGGCTGTGGGACGTCCACCCGAACAGCATCGAGAAATGGCACTATTCTTATAGCCTAACGCTCGCTCCACGTCCATAGTGCAGTCCCATGTTTTTATTATTTTACCATTGTATCTGTCTATCTGATTAACCCTTTTGGCTGAAACGCTTTTACTACCTCTATGGGAATCGCCAATTCTTCTTTTGGTTTCGTCTGAAAGCTTTCTTCCTGTTTGAGTTATTGCTCTTTTAGCTACAACTTCTTTTGTGTGCAGCCTATCGCCGAAATGAAGCTGCGTTGCTGTCTTACTCATTTTCTTCTTTGTACGAGCGCAACGCTTCTTTCCGAAATTTCCACCACTGTCAAAATTAAATCCGTACTTTTCTTCATTGCTTCGATGTTCTGCAATGCTTTTTCGTTCAATTAATTCGGCTTCTTCTTTGGTGAGATTATCGGATATAATTTCATGCTTAATCCCTTCCCAACCATATTTTTTTATAATTTTGAAGAAATCATCGTTTCCGTAATATCCGCTGTCCCACCTTGCTTTTACTGTTTTGCAAGTCATTCCTATATACACTCTGCCATCAGGCACAGTATGTTTATATACTTTATATCTTCTCTCCGTTTCTGGTAAGTTCAATTACTATGCCCTCCTCTTTTTCTTCTTTCATTTCCGGTTCTGGGTTATCTCTCCATTTATCACGTTTTCTGTTTTTTAACCAGAATATTTGAGCCGTGGTATTCCCCTCAAGAGCATTTTTGAAAAGTGCATTTTCTACTAAGTAATCAGCTATTTCTTTCCCTTCTTTTAGGGACTCCGAAATCTCCGAATATTTCTTTTTCCATTCATATAATGTCGATGGGGAAATGCACATATTTTTTGCAATCTGCTCGTCAGTTAAACCATCTCTAGCCCAACCTTGTAAAAGTACTTGACCTTCTTGAGAAAGCCAATATTCATACTTTCCCGCCATATTAACCTTCTCACCTCCAGACATAAAAACGCCCTAGCATAGTTATAGTTATATATACTATAATACCATACTAGGGCGTACATAGCTCTCTACCACTTTTATAAATTTTTAAGTTTTTTTTAAAGCCTGCCAATCAGTTTGGCCAGATGATAATATTCCGCCATGACCTTGCGTTTGTATCCGTAAAAGTCATTCTCTGTTGCAGGAACTGTCCTGATCTTCTCCATTGTCCGATAGCCGATGCTGTTGACGATACTGTCATAGATTTGCGATTCTATGCCGGGTGCGTATTTGATAGATACCTGTAACAGATTGTATTTGTCGCTCTCGTTAAGATTCCACAAGTGGCTTTGTAGCATAGGTATATCATCCGGTGGCACTCCGTAATCAGTTAGTGTTGCCTTTCTCAGTTTCATTTATTTCACCTTCTTCATTCAAGTTCCAATCGCATGGCATGCCTTGAAAACATTCTGGACAGTGTTCGTAGAATCCGCAGCCTTTGCAATCCGCTGGCTGTCCAGTGCAATATTGTTGTAGTACGTGGTATGCTGATATAGCAAGATTTGGCGTTATGTCTGGTTTAGGTTTGTTATTCATTTCTTCATCTCCTCCAACTTCTTCTCAGCTTCTTCACGGGTGAGGAATACCAAATCATTTAATTCTCCGAGCCATTCATCATGGTTTGCCCACAAAAACTGTTTGCCATCTTTGCCACATTCAATTCCACTTAACACGTTTTCCCGAATATCCATGCCGCATATGTCCCATACAGTTGTGCCAATAGGACACGGCAATCTCACAAGCAAGCCCTGTTCTTCTAAGTCTTCATAAGTGGCAAGCTTTTTAATCATATTCTCTACTGTTTTGCAATTTCCTGCACCCTGTGAACAGCTATCGCAATATTCACCACATTCAAGCTCTCGTTTTTCGTTATATGTGATACTATCATCTTCCCATTTTGTTAATCTCTCCATCTACTTCACCTCCTGTAATCTCATCAATACACTGGTTCCAGCCCTCTACAAATCCTGCATCAAATGTATTAGCCAGATAATCTCCATTATCTTTCTCTGGCAAGTCCATAAGTGGACACCAATCAGGCCTTACACTTAAGTCTTCGATGTCTCTACAATTTATTCTGCAAAAAGCGTGGAATGTACCAGCATACATGCATGAATCACATTTTTTAGGTGTATCTATCACTAATACTGATTTACTCATTCGCTTCACTTCCTCTCAACATCAGGCTCAAAGTATTGTACCCCGGGCAAGTCCTGACCCCATTTCTGGTATCTCTTAACAGCACACAGTACGGATATAATGCCATGACCTCATAGACGTGTTCCGTGGCATCTTCACCACGCTGGTCGATGCATTTGAAACATTTACCCGGTCTAAGAAAATATCTTGCACACACATACGCTTTTGTTCCGAATCTTACACTTGCACTACTCATTTGATTCCTCCTTAAAACTAGACCACACGCTCATATTGTCAACTTCACAATCACAGTTATTGTAGTCAATATCTTCTGATGCTCGTGTTTTTGCTATTTCCTCAGCTTCTTCTTTTGTATCGGCTTCAATATCGTCATAATCAATTGATAAGCTCATTCCGACACTTACACACCATTTACTCATTTGATTCCTCCTGTAACAATTCTGGATTGTCGAAAATGTTGCCAACCGGCATAGCGTATACCATGTCAATCCAATACCCTAAATCTTTTCTAAGGCATTTGTCTCCCGTCCAATCTACATAGAATCCGAGATGTTCTGTTTTCTGAGAATCAAAACAATTTTGATAATATCCATATTTGATTAGAGCATAGATTTCTCCGAAATGATATTTGATAATATCATTCTCCCAAATTTTATTGCCGTATTTATCGTAAAGACCTGTGAACTGGCAGATGGTATCCGGAATAATTTCTATTGATCTCCAAATTGCATTCGTATTAGAAATACTTCTCAGTCTCTGCGAATCGGTTTTTTCGGAACTAATCCATGCTCTATTGATAGATGTTATTAAGCTTCCTTCAATCCATTCTCCGTTATCTTTTCTTTTTCCCTTGAAAATAATTTCTCTCATTCAACTCCACCGCCTTTCACGATCTCGATTGCATCTTTCAGTATTATAATTTCATATGCTTTAGACCACCCTACTGGTCTTGCCAGCGCGCTTCTATTTTCCAACTGCTCCATAACCTTGTCCACATCAAAAGCTGTCGGTTGTTCTTCAATTTCTATCATCGTACTGACAAGAGCATCTGCAACTTCTATCATCTCTGTTTCATCAGGCGCAGATGGTTTCAACCATCTTGAGATATTTTCTTTTAATAAGTCCGCATCAATCAGTCTGCTCATTTAATCACAACCCTCTTTCTCATCAAAATCCAAGTCAACTCTAATCACATCTGTGTTTATTGCAGATAGAGATTTTACCTTTAAATCGTAAAATGGTTTCAACAGTTTTGAACCGGCACTAAATTCATCGTAATCCTCCCAGTTTCTTCCTGGATGGCATATCTGGACTTTCTCGTCGCTCTTAACATCTGTGTCAATTGTTGCCAATAAATCAATCAGTCTCATAATCTTCGCACTCCTCCACTTTTCAATCATTTGCTATAAAATTAGCAATGCATAACACGCATACTATAACATTAAGTACCAGAACATCCCACTTCTGATTGATTATATTCACAACAATGTATGCAGCATTTACAATGCCTAAAAATAATGTAAAATATTCATTCATTATTTTCGCCCTCCTCGACATAATCCTCACAGTCCTCAGCGTATTCATAACTGTCCATCATGTCACACCGGTTTTCGCAATCATCTTGCTTATCGCAGTAGATACAACACTCGGTTTCACCGTGCAGGCAGTCTAATTTACATCTTCCCATTTAGTCCTCCTGAATCTTATCTCTCTTAAACGCTCAATAACTTTCTTCTGCTCCTCTTCTGCCTCACAATGTATTGTAATGTCATAGGTATCATCGTATGCACTAAATGTGCCGTCTTCGTTCTGTGCAAATGTCATTTCGTCGCTCATACTTCCACCTCGCTATCCTCTGGCATCTGAAAGACCATATTCTTTTTAAAACTTTTTACAAGTTCTTTGAAACCATTGACTTGAATATCGTTTGATTCTACAATTGCTCGATGTCCTGTAAATCCTGTCAAAAAAGTGCAGGTAATTTTATATTCTTCATAGGCTTCCTGAATCATATCCAGTACTTTCATGGCTTTTGCTTTGGTAGAATATTTTCCGGCCATGAGTGAGCCTGTGCCATCTTCGACATAGATATCCTCACTATCCTTTTCAGGAAAGGCTGATACTGTGCAAATATTGTCGAAATTTACAATCATTCTTTTATCCTGACTTCTGATTAACATTTTGTGCCCTCCTTACCCGCATACATTTTTAACTGCTTCATCTTTTTAATAAACAGTTTCATTTCATATCCTGTAAGACCAACACAAGTATTTCCAATCCCTTTATCATCTCCTAAATCTGGATCATATGACTGCAAAATATGTCCACCAGATTTTTTGTGTCCAATGAAGACTTTTTGTGTAAAATTATATTCCTTATCTTTTCTTTTATACACACACCCATACTTGTCTTCTTCTTCTTTTGCAAATCCAATTTCCGCTAATTTCTCATCTACTGTTTTAAATAATTTCATTTCGTGCCCTCCTTGTTTACTCTTTTATTCCATATTTCAACAGCTTCCTTCCAATCCCATGTGTCTGTGCAAAATGTTAATCCACATTCACAGTGAATGGCTATTGGATCCCCCCACTGTCAGGATCGTAAAAAGACGGTGCCCAGTCTCTTTCTGGAATGTATACATTTTTGTCCGTATCTATCTCTTTTCCGCAAAACGGACACGGTTTTAATTTATCCATTTCTCCTCCTTATTTTCTCATACAATTCAAAATATTCTTCCCATGTTTCTGGCAGTTTGATACAATCTGGCTCATAAGGTTTTGGATATGCAGTATATCCGCACTTCGTGCATTTGATTTGTGGTGGAAAGTCCCTACTCCATTCCATGTTTCCACCACATTTTCTGCAACGAATGTATCTTTCTACTTTCTTTGGTTTCGTTTTGAAAAATGAAGTGTAATTATTATTTTTCATTGTCATCCTCACTTTCCCTCATGTAAGCAACTGACACGCTATTGCGCAGTTGGTACATGATTTTAAACTCCCATCTTCTTAACCAGATTCTTATTCATCTCATCAAATCTAACGTCTGTATTCTCTTCAATGTCCTGTATCATGCTCAGAACGTTCATTTCGCCCCTATTTGCCATTTCAACGTACTCATTGGCAGTTTGTACGACTGCGAGTAAACGCTTCGTAGAGAAGCCATATAAGCGTCTCAGAGCCATCATGGTGGTGACAGTGTTGATCGTGTTGCTCCAATCTTCACCAACAGTAAAACCATCTTCATAAGCTTTCTTTTCCATTTCCTTAAGCTCTTTCTGGCAGTTCTGGATAGACTGTGCAAACATATGAGCCTGCTGATTCGTATATGGAATGAATGCTTTCTTTTTCTGCTTAATTTTTAGGTTTCCCATCCAACAGCCCTCCTTATGTTTTCTGTTAAAGCATCAAACTGTTTTAACATCTTCCGACATCCGTTTCTGGTCACCTGCATATCTTCAGCGGAGTCATCTATCCAATATTTGCCGTCAATCAGATAGCTGTTATCCAAGAATGTACGGAATCTGCATTTTGTAAGTCCGAATTTATTCATAATTTCTCTTTGCGTCAAGGACTCTACAAATTCACCGTTTGCTGCAACAATATCATAAAGTTTCATTTTATCTCCTTGCTTATCTTTCTTATTCCGTACCCAACTGGAGTATATGCTCTGTCGGTACTGGGGTGGTTCGTCTTGAGCAAACCATCATCAACTAGATTATTGATATGCTTCCAGACCGTAGCTCTCCCGGCATCCACCCTTTCAGAAATCTCTGTAATCGACGGTGCATATCCAACCAGTTTAATATAACTGACGATATACATATATATTCCTTTTCTGAGAGCCTGTCCCTGTTCGTATCTATTCTTTGTGTTGTACGGCATTTTGATTCTCCTTTTCCAATTCTTTTGCCTTATTAAACATCTTGGAAAGATAATTCGAATAAGCAACAAGCATGTGATCTACAAATCCATTTTTGTTATATTTTTCAGATACAACATGGATCTGTTCAACTACCTGCTGCCAGTATTCATCTTTTGCCTCAATTCCGGCAGTCTGGAGGACCAGTGCCGGAAAGTCAATCTGTAAAAACTTTATGGTGTTCGGTATCTGCTCATACGTCACTCTCATACTTACGCACCTTCTTCTACCTCAAAACTCTGTTCAAGAAGTCGCTCGTTATCCTTGCTAAACGCCTTTATATAGCTCTGTTTTATCGGTCTGATAAAATGTATGCCGTTAGCTGATTTAGCCCGGGAAACAGCCACATAGAACTGTCCAGGATCCCAACAGCAAGGGTCAATGTTGATTTTTTCAAATGTCTGTCCCTGTGATTTATGAATGCTGATTGCCCAGGCAAGTTTTACCGGGAACTGAGAGAAAGAGCCTACTTTCTTACGGACAATCTTCTCTTTCACGATCTTCCGACCATCCTTTTCTTGTTCGGATTCCTCAATAACCTGTTTCTCAATGTCTTTATTGTATCTATATAAGCTAACTGTTTTGCCCTTATCAGTTTTGATAACCAGATAAGATTCTTCAAATTCTCCGTTTTCCACAATTTTCTGAATGATGCCAATCGTTCCATTAACGTAGTTTCCAGACAAATCATTGACTGTAATCATCACTTTTGCACCGATGTTAAGAATTAAGTCCTCTCTGGCAAATGCAATGTTCTTAATATCGGCAGATGTTAGCTCGCCGTCAACTGCTGCATGAAACACTTTTTCGGTCTTTTTATCCAACTTGCCAAGGAAAGTATTGTTAATTCTGTCAGCTTCTGCATTAGTGCCAACCAAGAACGGCGCTTCCGGTATAACTTTGTCTGATTCGTTGTTCTCCAGATATGCAATGGATTTTCTAATATTGTTGCCATATTTAATATCATTCAGCACATACTTAAATCCCTCATCATTCTGCCTGCATACCTCATCAAGTTTGATATATTCAAATCCCATTTCTTTCCAGTATTCAGACATGAAAGCATATCCATGTTCATACTTTCCACCCTTTCCATAATCAGATCCATACATCCGACAGAGAATTTTTCGATCGTCTGTCGTAATAACTGGCGGAAGCTGGTAGAAATCACCTATCACGATTAACTGAATGTCTTCTTTGTCCTCTCCGATCAGAAGTCTGTCAACTGCTCTCTCTTCATTCTCCGTGATGATCGTCTTTGCAATCATATTGAACAAATCGAACCGGCACATGCTGATTTCATCAATGATAAGAACATCTGCTTCTTTCAGAAGTTCAGCTCTGGATTTCACCTTTTTCTTATAGTCCTCAAATTTAATTGAAATATTCAATGCTCGGTGTACGGTAGTTGCCCCATATCCGATATTATCCGCTGCAATTCCAGTAGTGGCGGATACCAGAATATTTTTACCAGCTTTTTCCGCCTCATCGATGAACGTTTGGATAACCGTTGTCTTGCCTGTTCCTGCGTCACCTGTCAGAAAAACATTACTACCAGATAACATTGTGTCTAACGCATATCTCTGCTTTTTATTGAGATCGTCTTTTTTCATTTTGTAACCACTCCTTGTAAAAATTATGTCAACTAAATATTTTTGCAATATTCACTTAATTTTGCTATAATAAATATAATTGTATATACTTTTTAATTTTGTAACCCATGTGTAACCAACTTTTTTAACCCATTGGTTACGCCGCAAACCCTTATTTTATGCGGGTTTCAGAGTTGTGTAACCGTGTAACCAATGTAACCAATGTTTTCCTATAGGAGATTGCAATGTGTATATGATTTTTTTATATATTTTTTTATTCCCTATACACATGCTTTTCCGCGGGTTACATGGTTACATGGTTACAAATCACGAAAACGGAACACTTGTTCCAGTATTAGCAGGTATAAAATCAGCTTCAACATGCTCATTTTCCTGTTCGTCTTCAAGATCTTTTATATCAATAATCTTTACAGCAACAAGTCTCATTACACTTCCCCCATCTCTTTTTATTACCGTATCCCTTTTTCCTGTATGCTTAATTAATTCTCGATTAATCGCCCATGCTGAAAAGGCTTTTCTGGAGAATCCGTTGTTCTTTAAGAGATTTTCAAGAGGTTTCGGATAAAAATACACATATACATCTCCATACTCATCTGGTGTTTCCTTAAATCCCCACTGATCGCAACTGAATTGCGCATCAAAGTGCTGTCCGTACACTGAGAGACTTTCAAGAATGAATTCATAGCATCTCTGACCTTCTGATACATCTTTCTTGCGTGTAGGTATGTCTACAACGTCCTCGACCGTCAGCTCACGTCCATCCTTAAATATGAAATCTGTAGCTAATTTGTCAGCCAGCAGAAGTGTAGATATTGCCATTACCTGCTTTGCTGGAAAGTCATATCCGTCAAAACCTTTCTCAATTTCGGCTTTCATTTCTTTCAGATCATCCGATGTGAACTGTTTGAGATTTCCAACGAACACTCTTCCAGCAAAGCCGTAGTTCTTCACGACAATGCCGTTAATCTCTGCTGGATTCTCGTAAATATCCTCACAACATTCAATTTCAATAATTCTGTTGATAGCTCCGCCGGAATCTGCAAATTCCGAAATAGGGTTCTCACCGTTGCAAATAGTCACATTACTCCATGTATTTTCCTTAGCTGCTCCGAGGTCCTTATTTGAACGTGCTTTTCCTTTGCCAGAACAGAGATTGTAAATCAATGTTTCGTAGTTGTCCCGAATATATTGAGAAGCGTTCTTAGAGTCATCGAGGATCATCGGAAGGTTATTGAGCATATCTGCCCTTGTCTCCAATGATGTATCTGTTGAACGAAAATTCCCAACGTAGGCTCCCGGTGCCGGATTCCCCCAAACCGATGCCGCTATATTGATTGTTACCGTCTTTCCGCCTCCTGTCTGCCCATAGAAATCTACAATGAACGGCAGCACATCAAGTGGCTGTATAAGAACACTCGCAAAAGATGCCGCCAGTGCTATTCGTGGTTCCAATCGCCCACATGACCGTAGCTGCTTAGCCAGCGTCACCCACTTGAAGTAATCTCCGCTTTCCTGTATACTCTGGAATAGTGTTTTAAAGCGGTATTCGCCATCAAAAACGATTGAAAGGTCGTAAGGCACAAATACATTGCCATGCCACCCTAACTTGCTTGTAGAGTGCTGTATGTCAATCATATCGGCATTGTACATTTCCACATCTGCCAGATACTTCACAAGAAGCCTTGCATTCTCTGAATTTACCTGCACTCCGAACCTTGCAAGATTAGTTATTGCTCTGGAAGTCACAATGTCAATTTTTGGAACGGTTATTTCCGTCCAATATCCGTCTCTTTTGAAAGCAACTGTAATTTGCTCTTCGCCTGTCTCGATGTTCTTTAGTCGGCGAATCGGCATGATCGGGTGGTGGCACACAAGTTCCCTTGCCTTGGATGTCTCGGAAGAAAATATTCCGTTTTCCGTAGCTATCCAGCTTCCGCAAGCCATGTTAGGATATTCTTTTCCAATATCATCCTCATAAAAATTTGTTATATTCTCAACCAGTTGCATGGAACGATTTGCTTTTTCTTCCTTTTCCTTGTCCTGTTCTGCTTTCTGGAATTCTTTTATGAATTCCTCGGCTATGCTTTTTACTCTTACGTTCTTTGCTCTGTCCATCAACTTAAATTTAACTTCCGAGCGGTCGATTTTACTTTTTATCGCAAAAAGTTCTTCATATAACTTCTTCTGCATAAAATCATTTGCTTGCAAATTTTCAATATTTTCAAGAATGCTTCTCACCTCCTGCCTTAGCTGATAATATTTCATATCTGCTTTTTTCTTTTTCAAGGTTGAACTGGCACATATACCACTCTTCTGAACCAGGAGGGAAAGTTTTTAGTGCTGTTTCGTACATAAACATGTTCTTTTCTACCTGTTCAAGTTCGCTGGGATCCTGAGCGGGATTGCATTTTTTTGATTTGATATCTCTCATTTCATGTCTGATCTGGTTGCGGCTTTTACCTTTTTTTGATACATAAGTACCGCCCAGTTCAATAAATGCAGTACTAAAAGGAACGGATTCGTATTGCATCACGAAATCAAACACATCACCGCCGATTCCACAGCCGAAACAGTAGAAAGAATCATCGTAGATTTTGCAGGATGCTGACTTTTCCTTGTGAAAAGGGCAACATATAAATCCCGCTCTGTTCGGTTTCAGTCCATATCTGGAAAGAATTTCCGGCATTTTCACTGACTGTTTGATTTCTTCCTTAGTCATGACAGCAACTCCAAGATTCGCCGTCCAGTCTCTTCTTTTGTACAGAATTCAAATTGGACTCCGTATTTATCTCTGATCGTACATAGAGATTTGTATAGTTGACAGCCATCAACAGCTTTGTCAGATATCACAGCCTTTACTCTCTTGCCGTTTACAGTTCTCCAGATAACTTTGTGTTTCCTTGGATTCTCCCAGAAATATACATCACCAACTGATTTAATATCTGGCCCGTGTTCACATAGAATAATCAGCTGAATACCTGCTTCACGCGCTCTGATAAGCTCTGCCTTGAATCTTTCGTGTTGCTGGCAGACATTTCCACAAAGCTCTTGTAAATCCTTCTTACGGTCAATACAGAGCTTTGCGTTGTCAAGCGACTGATAATCTCCACAATATAACTTTGATCTGAAATACTGCACTCCAAGGTCATCAAACTGTTTTTGAATCCGTTCCCATTCCTTTTTGTGTTCTCTTGTGTCTGCTTGTATAACCATTAAAAACACATCCTTTTAATTGAACGGAAGGACATCATCTGCCACGCTGTCTGGAATACTCATGAAGTCCGTACCTGCCGGATTCGATCCCATGATAGCTTCTTCTTTCAGATGATCGTCATAGGATTTTGTGGTGCGCTCTTCTGGGATATCTGCATCCTTAATTCCTTCCACACTGCGGAACCGTGCAAGCTTGTGACGCTTCACTTCTTTATTGTCGTACCAGTCTCTCTCCAGACGGAAGATGCCGCCGATCAACTTACCTTTAAACTGCTGTCCGAAGTTGTCACCCCACTTAACAGCAAAGCCCGGATTTGACTTTTCTACGCATGTGATAAATGTTTTAAGGTTGCGGACACCATACTCTACGCTCTCGTCAATAACCATGTAGTTTGTACCGGCATTCGGATATTTCTTGTCTGGACGAATATCATTCTCAAACTGCTTCATAAAGTACCCTGCCTGCTCGTCTCCTTCTGCGAAATCAAACAAGATAACGAGCATATCAAGCCCACCCTGGGATTTTTTCTCTGATACCTGCTTAATTACCATTTTGTGTCCGCCAAGAGCAATCGGTTCAAATTCTCCTGCTGCCTGTGTTGCATCATACGCTGTTGGTTTATTCATCTTTATTCTCTCCTTTTCCTAATTCGTAGTAATCTCTAATAATCTTATCAACTTCTGCGAGGTCGTTATCAATAGTTAAACTGTCAAACATACCGATCGGGGACTTGCTTACCGCTCCCTGACTGGACTGGGTGACAAATAAGTGTTTTCCACTCTCTTCGATGCAGCGGAGAACAATCGTAAAAAGACCTTCTAAACAAATCTTTTCGTCAAGTAGCTTTCCGATGGTTTTTGGCTTCACATCTCCAGAATCATCCTTTTCTTCGTGCATCATCATATATACGATCTTGTCCTGCGGCACTTTCGTGACGATAAACTGGATTAACTGCCAGAAGTAATCCCCGATGTCATTGTACAGAGCGAATACCGCATTGCCTTTTCCGGCAGAAGCGTGTCCACGCATAAAGTGGTTTGTGATAAGATATCCTGCATCATCAATCACAATTGACTCCGCTTTTGATGCGATCAGGCACTTCATTACCTGCTGGTAATCATCTGTAAACCATCCGTCAATCTTTCCTTTAAACGGAAGCGGTTTATTCAATACTCTAATAAGATTCCAGTGTTCATTCTGGCAGTTTCTAAGACTGGTACTCTTACCAGAACCAGATTTTCCAATAATTAATACGGGTGTTGCCATTGCTATTCCTCCTTGTCATAAACCACATGCTTGCTACCCTCAATAATCAGCAAACTTGCAATATCTTTCATTGATAAGGTTGATTCGTTATAAATTTCAACCAGTGCATTGTAAGCGTCTGTTGAAACTTTCACGACAGGGTTATCCTTATCAGTTGCCGGTTGTTTCTTTCTCGCCGGAATACGGATTTCAAAATCACTCATAGCGCTCTCCTACTTAATCTGAATATTCTGAGAAGTTTTTAGTGAAATTCCCGGAAATTCTTTTCCGGCTTTCAATGCAGCTTTCAATCCGATTTTGTCAGGTGTAGGCTCTGCATATTTAAGGAACTCCTCAGGAACAGTTGCATTCGCTGAAATATCTAC